ATGAAAAAGATGGTATTTGTCTTTATGTGAGTGAAGATAAAGAACCAGACTATGAAATTGTAGCCATTCAAACATTTTCTACGCATTGTAATGTGACCTTGAAGAAACTAGGTGATAAAGATGGGCGTTGAGTTCAGAGGTGCTGACCGACTGATGTCAAAAATACGAGCGATTCCTAAAGTGATGGAAGACGCTGTTTTTGAAGCGACATTCGATATTGTAGATGAAACTGTGGCAAGAGCAACAAGTCACCTGCAATCGTCAATTAAGTATGGATCAGGTGAATTAAGTGGTTCTCCAAAGCAGGAAGTCGTAATCGATGGTAAAGGTAAAATAATAGGGCGTGTGTGGTCAGACAAGATGGAAGCATTGTTTCGAGAGTTTGGTACAGGTCCAGTCGGAGCAGAGTCACCAAAAGATCTGCCGCCTGGAGTTAATCCTGTTTATTCTACTGAACGGTGGTTTATTCCTGTACACAAAACACCTGTTGACCTTGAGATGGTATACGGTATTCCAAGAGTGACTATCAAGGGACAAGATTTCTTTATGACTCGTGGGCAGCCGGCAAGACCTTGGCTATATCCGTCAATGAAAGAAGTGGTTGAAATGGCCGAAGACATTTATAAAGATCGTGTGAAGGAAGGACTGAGGAAACTATGACAGAGCGTTATAACATAAAGTCTGATATTGTTACTCAGTTGAAAAAAGTCGCTGAGCTGAAGCTCGTATCTGCGGAGTATCCTAACACATGGTCGAATATGCCCGCTGCAATTTATTCGACAAAGGCAAAGCCGCACAAGAAAGATATATCCGACAAAGAAGCACTAACTGAATGGACAGTAAAAATCGATTTATACGGAAACAAATCTCTATCTACAATACAGAGTGAAATAATTAAAGTATTGAAAGAGATTGGATTTAAGAATACAGCCAGTGATGATGGCAATCAAGATGCATTGAAGCGTTCGATTCTAACATTCCGAGGAGTGGTAGATAATCGAACGCTTTTTGTATACCAATAACAAGGAGGAAATACCATGAAGAAAACAAAAATTTTACCGATGAACTTACAATTATTTGCCGGTTTACTAACTAAGGGCACGGCGTTATCAATGAAATCAGGCTCCGAGTCTGGCTTTACTGAAATTGAAGGATTACAAGCTGTTCCTGAAATCGGTGGAGATCCAGAACAAGTTGATGTTACGACGCTAAAAGACGCAAATAAAAAATATATTTCGGGTATTCAAGATATGGATTCATTAGAGTTCACTTTCTTATATGACAAAGCTGTATTTACAAAGTTAAAGGCAGTGCAAACGTCAGGAAAAGAAGCAAAATTTGAATTGTCTTATCCTGACGGTGCGAAATGCACATTTACTGGCGGCGTGACTGTGAAAATGGGTTCTGGTGAAGTAAACGGAGCCTATCAATTTACGCTGTCTGTAACTGTTTCAGATGGACCGGATTGGGCATAAACGTTTAACGAAAACTATATGGGCTAGAGATAACCCTCTGGCCCTATTTAAATCTTAGGAGGAAAAACAATATGAAACCAATGAAAGTAGAATTTGGAACTAAAACTCTATCCCTTGTATTAGATGGAAGTGCAACGGTAGACATTGAGAAGAAATTAGGTAAATCGTTATTTGGAATTATGATGACTGGCAACGGTGGAATGAAAATGCCGCGATTAGGTGAAATGCTAACTATCTTGCATTCTGCGAACCAAACAGCAAACATCAAGTCTGCCGATATGACGAAACTTTATGATGAATATATTTCTAAAGGCGGATCGATGATGAAGCTTTTCGAAGTCATTCAAGAATTGATGGAGAAGGCAGGTTTTTTCGAGTCGGAAACGACGGACGAAGAAGACCTAGTTGGGGAAGAGAAAAACGAGGAAGAGAGTCTAGTGTAGGCTTCTCTTCCTTTTCTGATTTGCTGCAGGAGATGTATCCAAAAGCAGTAGAAGCAGGAATACCCGCAGAAAAATACTGGTCAATGACCTATGAAGAAATAGTCATACAAGCTGAAGCAAATGTTGCGATTAGAAAACAACAGCTAGAAGAAAAAGCCATGATGGATTACAAAGCTGCACAATTAAATGCTTATGGTTTTAATGATCCGAAGAAAATGCCTAAACCAGATCAACACTATCCATTCTTGAAAACGGAAGATAAGCAGGAACAATCAAATCGGCCGCAAGATTGGGAAATTATGAAGGCTCGGATGATTGAACGAACGGAATTGATTAAAGCTACACGAGAGCGGAAAAATAAACAGGAAAAGGAGGGATAGATCATGGAGCTGGATAGACTTGAAGTCGTTTTTGATGGTGACTTGAACCCCATTGAGGAAAAGGTCGCACGATTTGAACAAAAGATGGATTCTATGATGAGCCGAGTCAAGAGTTCATCTGGTCAAGGGATGGACGCTGTAGAAAAAAACTTATCTGATTCAAAAGGGTTCGATAAATTTACCAAACAATTCGAGAAAATGAATTCAAATTTTGATTCTATGCTGAAGAGAATGAATCAATCGGCGGCAAAAAATGGCGAAGAAGTTGGGAAGTCACTTTCTGCTGGAGTATCCAAAGGCGCTGTTAAAATGACAAAAGATGTTCAAACCGCAGTTGATAAAGTGAACACGCAAATGCAGCAAGCCAAAGCAGCACAACAACGAATTGCCAACTTGCAGGCTAATAAAAATGGTGCGCGGTTGTCTGGGGATACTAAAAGTGAATCGAGAATAGGCGAACAAATTTCAAAAGCTCAAATTCAGATGAACAAGTCGCAACAACAAGCACAAGCGATTGTGCGCGGATTAAAATCCGAATATGATGCTATCCCTAATTCTCTGTCTAACATTTCAGCTAAGATGGAAGGCAATGAGCGGCAGATTGAAGCTATGAGAGCTAAAGTTAAGGCTCTGAAAAATGAAATGAAGATGCAGCAAACAGAAACAGGAAGTTTCGCATCTGGAAAGTGGAAATCTACAGGGATACAAGATACACCACAATCAACCAAAACCGCTGAAGCTATTTCTAAACAATCAGCAAAAATGGAAAAATTGATTGCAGACAATGATGCTTTGCAACGTTCATATGCTCAGTTGGAAGATCGTTCTGGTGTTCTAAAGACAGCGTTGTCTAGTGTAAATACGGAACTTGGCGAGCAACCTGTAAAAGCTCGTATGGCAGCAAATGGAATGAGGAATCTGTCGGGTTCCACGAAACAATCAGAAGGACTCTTTTCACGTTTCAAAAATATGATGAGTAATTCTATTGGTAGATTTGGAAGTTTATTTGACAGACAATCGAAACAAGTCACTAGCGGAACATCTAGAATGGCTCAAGGCATGGGTGGTTTTGGACGCTCCATGAAGATGCTATGGTCGCAGTTATTCTTGTTCACGTTCTTATACCAAGGAATCATGACTCTAGCTGGCGGGCTTTTTAAAGCGTTACAGACTAACGCACAGTTTTCAGCTAGTTTAAATCAAATTAAGGTCAATTTACTAACTGCATTTTATCCAATTTACCAAGCAGCTTTGCCAGCGATAAATGCTTTGATGTCGGCCTTAGCTAAAGTTACTGGCTATATTGCTGGATTTATATCCACACTTTTCGGAATGAACATCGGTGATGCATTCAACGGTGCTCAGGGACTAATGAACAATGTCCAAGCTTTAGATGATACTGGAAGTGCTGCATCTGATGCATCAGATGGATACGATGAGATGGCTCAATCCATTAAGGATTCAAATAAGCAACTTAAAGATCAGCATGATAGAACAGAAGCAGCTCGAAAAAAAGCAAAAGAATATAAACGTCTTTTAGCTGGGTTTGATGAATTAAACATTTTGGATTTCAGTGATGACTCTGACGACGAATCAAATGAGTTCATTCCTCAGGAAATTCCAACAAGACCGAAGAATCCGAATGGATCTGGTTCTGATCCATGGGCTGACTTTGGATCAGCAGCAGTTCCAGAAACTCCGAAATGGTTAACGGATTTTGCCAAGAAATTTAAAGACATCATGTCAAAACTCTTTGATCCAATAAAGAAAGCTTGGGACGCTCAAGGAAAACGTGTTATGGATGCGTTCAAGTATTCATTATCTGAAATTGGAAAATTGATTAAGGCAATTGGTAAATCATTCTTGGAGGTATGGACTAATGGAACCGGACAAAAGTTTGTAGAAAATCTTTTAGTATTATTGGGCGATGTTCTTTATATCATTGGTGATATTGCAAGGGCTTTTAGAATTGCTTGGGAAGAAAACGGCCGAGGCACTAAATTGATTCAGCAAATATTTAATGCTTTAAATCAGTGGTTAGAAGTCTTGCATGATATCGCGGAGTCATTCCGAGAAGTTTGGAATAATGGCACTGGGGTAGAGCTTGCAAGACAATTGATAGAATTCTATACTAAGCTATTTCATTTAATAGAAACTATAGGTAAAGCATTTCAAAATGCTTGGAACGACAACGGTCGAGGGACGGCGATCATTCAAGCTATCTTTAACGCGTTATCAGAAGTTCTTAAGCTAATCAATTCAATCATGACAGCATTTGACAAGGCTTTTGCTTCGGGAATTGGCGAAAGTATTCTAGCTAATATCATGGAGATCATTACGAATATTTTCAATACTGTTGGAAATCTGGCAAAAAGCTTTCGAGAGGCATGGG